CAATATCTGGGGAATAAACACCCTACTTCAAGATGACGCAGTGCGGTCCGCAGGTACAGATACGGGGCGTGGGTTATTCAATGAGTTCGACTTCAACGTCATGCACTCGGATACGCAGGTTATTGGTCTTAGTGTCGGCGGCAACTCCTTGGCCCAGCCAACGAACGCCATAGGGTTCAACTGCGCTACCCTCGGCACTGGTTTCAAATGGATCACGGCATTTAACAGCCTGGCTGGGGCCTCGATAAATGCATTGGTTGCAGACACAAGAGCCGTATCGGGAAATAACATAGAAAGTCAGAAAATTCTCTTTGTGTCAACCGATAGTGGGGGTACGAGACGATCAGCAGTACTGAAGGTACAGGCTGGAAATACCTTAATACTAACTGGCGCAACCAAGTTTAAGTTAAAGATAGATGCAGAGAATATTCTGTTGGACCCCGGCCATTCCTTCATCGTGAATGGCATTCCTGTTCTCAGCGATCGTAAGATTGGTTGGACAGCCGCGACCGGAACGGCTACCCGCACGACCTTCGTAACCAGTACCGTCACCACAGCACTACTCGCCGAGCGCGTTAAAGCATTAATTGATGATCTTATTGCACACGGCATCATAGGTATATAAGGAGATACTAATGGAAGTTACTTTTGTAGACAACAAATATATTGTCAAATTTACGCCATCTGAGCAAGCCCTTGTCAACGAAGATGAACAAAACGTTGGCGGGTTTCTTTTGGAACGGTTGGCTGTAACATGGTTTGTCCGCCGTAACAATATCTTTGACGGAATGCCTCGCACCGAAGTCGAAAACCGGATGGGCGCCCTACCAAGTGTGAAAAAACAGCAAATCATGGCGCTTTTGAAAGGATAAGTACGATGACTTTAGAAGAACGCATTAAGGTTACATTAGGAGAGATGTTCTTTGGTAGTATCCTCCTTCAACAACAGTTGGAAGAAGTCCAAAAAGAAATACATAATGAAAAGAAAGAAAATAAGAAGATAGATAATGGCTAAAATGACCCTCCTCGATATGACCCAGAATATCCTCTCTGCTATGGACAGTGATTATGTCAATAGCATAGGGGACAGCGTTGAGGCGGATCAGATTGCCGTGGTGATTAAGGAGACCTACTTCGATTTGATCAGTAGTGTTCTCAAGCTGCCAGAACACAAGGAGATTATTAACCTTACGGGGCTAGGGGATACAGCCCATCCTAACTATCTGAAGCTTCCCGATTCTGTAATGGAGATCGACTTCTTCCGTTATGACAAGCAGACCCTGATTGATACAGACCTGAACTACCAGGACATCGATTTCCTAGAGCCTAGGGTGTTTCAGAACAGGTTCAACGGTAGGACAGAGAGTGACAGCAACACTGTTGCCATCTCTGACTTCGCGGCAGGCAAGCTATTGGTCGAGAACGATAAGCATCCTGACTTCTGGACTACATTTGATGATCTGCATATTGTTTGCGATAGCTTTGATAGTGCGGTAGACAGTACGCTGCAACAGAGTAAGACGTTTTGCTACGGGCTAACCGAGCCCACGTGGACGCATGATGACAATTTCATACCAGATATGGATAGTTATAAGTTCACCCTCCTCTTGGAGGAAGCTAAGTCTACATGCTTCATCAACTTCAAACAGGTAACTAATGTCAAGTCGGAGCGTAAGGCCCGGCGTCAGCTAACAAGCGGACAGAATAAGTTACACAGACGAAAGGTAGATAATCTTGGAAGACAACCAGACTTCGGAAGATCAGGCGGCGGGCAGCTTAGAAGCAAACACGACGCCTAAGAAACCCTACGATCCTAAGGCTCCTCGTAAGCAAGTGCTCACTCCCCCCGGCAAACCAGAGCCGTCAGAGGATGCAGTTGCTGTAACCCCTAGGGGCAAGGACATCAAGATCGTCTTTGACAAGCAATATGCTATGTATCTAATTAGCTTCCCTGACGGTGGAGAGCTGCCCCCTGAGTTGAGGGGGAAGTGGACCGAGGAGAGCAGAGCTAAGACAGCTATCGATCTGTACCTCGCTAAGTACTGGACCAACCGTACGTAATAGGAAACCAACATGCCTAGAGCACAACAAAATAAGGTCTTCAATACCTTCGTTAAGGGGCTGATCACTGAGGCGGGTCCTCTGACCTTCCCCGAGAACGCATCAACTGATGAAGAGAATTGCGACCTTTTTGCTCAAGGCAACAGGAGGCGCAGGATCGGTGCCAATTTAGAAGACAATTTTATCCTATCCACTCAGACTGTCGCTCTCACTACGTGGGACGATTATGCTATCTCTTCCCATCAGTGGGACACGGTTGGTGGTGATGGTAATACCAACTTCCTGGTGCTACAGATAGGCGACACCCTCTACTTCTACGACCTGTCAGCTATCCCCCTGAGTGGTGGACAGAAGGCTTTCACTATTGATCTCACTATCTTCACTGCTACAGGAGCTACGGAGGTGGAGAAGAGTGTGGTGCAGGTGGTGAACGGTAAGGGTTTGATATTCGTATCAGGAAGTAAGATCGAAAGCTTCTTCGTTGAGTACACTAACTCTATTGACACCATCATCTCTACTCAGATCAACATTGAGGTCAGGGATTTCGAGGGGCTAGACGACAGCCTTGCGAATGATGAAGAGCCTGTCACCCTTAGTGACGAGCACAACTACAACCTCAAGAACCAGGGTTGGATACCCCCTAATGACGGAGGGACCAACCCTATTACTACCTACTTCACATCACAGTCCAAATATCCTCCGAACAGTAAGCAGTGGTGGACTGGAAAGAACAGCACTAATGACTTCGACCCACTCACTTTGACTAAGTTCATGGTAGGCAACACCCTTTCGCCCAAGGGCCACCTCGTCTTGAAAGCCTTCTTCAAGGATAGGTCTATCGAGAGTGGCATTCCTGGGTTGGAGACTGAGAGCGTCACAGGCAGACCTTCTGCCACGTCTTTCTTTGCCGGCAGGGTGTGGTGGGCCGGAGTGAGCGGGAGCAAATTTAATGGTAATATTTACTTCAACCAAATCCTCGAGGGTACTACCAATATCGGTAGATGTTACCAAATCAACGATCCTACTTCAGAAGATTTGAATAGTCTGCTCTCTTCAGACGGTGGTATCATCGTCATCCCTGAGATTGGAAGCGTACTTAAGCTATTCGCCATGCAAGACGCGCTAGTCATCTTAGCAGACAATGGTGTGTGGTCCATCTCCGGGCCAGATGGGGTGTTCAAAGCTACTGACTTCACCGTATCGAAGATTAGCAGTATTGGTGTTGACAGTGCAGAGAGTGTTGTCGATGTGGAGGGTACGCCTGTCTGGTGGGGCAAGACTGGTATCAACACTGTCATACAGAATGAAGTAACATTCAAGTTTGGTGTGACTAACATTAGTAAGGATACAATTCAGGGGTTCTATGATGACATCCCTGCTCTGTCAAAGGTGGATGCTAAAGGCATATATGATCAAGCGACAAAAAAGATATTCTGGCTGTATCGTTCTATTGCTAATATTGATAATCTAGATAGGTATAGGTTTGACAAGATACTCGTCCTAGATACGAGACTTGGTGCCTTCTATCCTTGGAAGATAGAAACGTTTAGTACTGTTCCTTATTACATAGGAAGTGTTTTCACTACGTCTTCTCTTAACTCAGCCGATCAGACCTTCAACATTGTAGACGGAATAGACAATGTTCTAGATGGAGCAGATCAAGTTGTCTTTGCGGACAAGTTAATAATCGGAAGTGACACGTTCGTTAAGTTCTTTGTATTTACTGAAGGACTGACTAACGTACAGTGGTCCTTCGGTGGCTTCACGTCCACCAGATTCAAGGACTGGTTTAGTGTTGATAGTGTAGGGGTGGATTACCTCTCTTTCTTCGAGACAGGGGACGAGATGATGGGGGATGTACAGAGGGACAAGCAGTCCACTTACATCCATGTCCTTTTCAATAGGACTGAGACTTCTTATGTTGATGGATCGTTTGAGACGTGGGTCAGGCCTAGTGGCTGCTTCATGCAGGCTAAGTGGGAATGGTCCGATAGTGCGAACAGCTCCAAGTTCAGTCCTAAGGTACAGGTGTATAGGTTTCAGAGGCGCATCAATGGGATCGTCAAGGACGGTTTAGATATTGTCGTTGATGGAGTAGACCAGGTGTTCGTTTCTAACACATACATCCCGTCTAGCGGCACAGACTTTGATAGTGGGTTCCCCGTTACCATCACCAAGAACAAGGTGAGGGGTGTAGGCAAGGCTCTGAGACTCAGGTTCGAGAGTGAGAGTGGAAAGGACTTTGATCTGTTAGGTTGGGCTATCAACTTCAGTGGAGTAACACAGATATAATGGAAAGACTTGTACAAGAGGAGGGAGAGGTGGACATCACTCGCCTCTCCCACCCATACCCTCTATTAGATACTGACTTCGGTAAGGTCAGTGTCTCCTTTTACTCGAACAATGAGCCACACCTTCACCTGACTGAGATCAAGATGCTCTCTGGTGATGCTATCAAGTATGCTAGGGAGGTAATGGTTGAGGTGAAAGATAAGTTTCATTTATTGGGGTATGACAAGCTTTATACCCTCATTAAAGATACCGACACTCAGAGCAAAAGGCTAATGCTTCTCCTTGGGTTCGTTCCCAGGGTCATATATGAAGACAAGGTTGGTGTTCGGTATATCAAACACGACATGGAGACAGTCTAATGGACCCAGGAACACTTGCAATTATTGGATTAGGCCTCTCTGCTGTTGGGCTCGTAACCCAACAGCAGTCTGCCAGTAAGGCAAGGAAGCAGGCTTCAAGACAGTTCCAGCGCAGTAACGAGCTGAAGAGGCAGGCTGAGGCCAAACAGCAGAAGGTTGCTGACTTGCAAACCCTCAGGGCTAAGCGAGTTGCTGCCAGAGAGGCTCAGGGGCGTCGTGCTGATGTCACCTCAGCTGCTACTGTCCGTGGGGCTGCTGCCCCTGGCGGTACGGCTCTGCCTGGGGCAAGAGGGAGCATCACGTCACAACTCACCTCTAATCTAAGCTTCCTTGATCGAGCTAACCAGCTCAACACTCAGACTGTCGCCCTCTTGGGCCAGTCGGCGGAGGTAGGTGGTGCGCCTATCTTCACCAGCCAGACGGGAGCTGCTATTGCAGGCTTGGGCGGTACTATATTTTCAGAGAACGAGAAAATTGCTAAGTTCTTCGCGTAAGGAGTAACTATGGATCACGATTTAATTCAATCTAACCAGCAGGACTTGATCGTATCCCCGGTAGAGCGTTCTCAGTATGGGGACAAGACTACTGCGTACCTATCCGCCTTAAGCCAGGCGACGAAGGCTACGTTCAGGGAGCTGTCTCTCCCTACTGGTATTGAAAACAACATCGATAGTCCAGAAATAGAGAAGCAGGTGAGGGAAGCTTTCGCAGCTGAGGACCTGTTGGAGAAGCTCGGTGTTATAGACGAGCTGGCGTTGGATAGAATTATTGCGGGTGCTGATCCTTCTGAGGTTGAGGCTATCCTCGGGGGTACGCCGGAGGCCCAGTCGGTAGAGGAAGTAGGCCCCTCCATCATGGAGAGGAAGGCCGTTCAGTTCCTGGTAGACCAGGGCCTATTGAATGACGAACGTGCAGCCGTAATCATAAATGAGGAGTTTAGCCCTGAGGGCCTCGAGAAGGCAAGCAAGACCACTGGGCGTCAGGACTTCCTGACCACCCTGAACAGGATGAACACCATTGGAGTAAGGCTGGCAGAGAAATACAAGGAGCAAAGTTTTAGTCAGGCTACCCTAGACTTCCTGTCTATAGCTCTGGTCCCCGGATTGGCCACCACCACCGCTGCGAAGGTGTTTGGTCGTGATTTGGATGAACGCCTTGGTACGTCCATCAAGAAGTTCTCCGATAATTTCTGGGCATCTTCTCTTGACGATAGAATGAAGGTATTGGACCAGTTCGAGAAGGACCTGAACGAGAATACCCTTGTCGGACAGAACGTACTACAAGCTATGCAGCAGCTAGAGCAGCTCCTCTCCTTTACGGACGAGGACAGACTGGGCATTGATACCCTTGAAGCTCTAGATGCATCGATCATTGGCGGTACTGTAGCCGCGCTGTTCAGAGGATTGAAGAGCATCAGCGCCGCAGCTAGATTTGCGGGGGCTAAGGATGTCCCCGCGGCCCGTGCTTTGGTCCTGCGTAAGAAGCAGAAGGAAGGCGGAGCCCTGACTGTCGTAGAAGAGGACGAGCTGATTGAGAACACTATCCCCTCTTCCGCTACCATACATATAGGACCTGAGAAGTCAGTTGGTCCAGCGTCTCAAGCTATGGAGATGGTGGACATGTCTGAACAGTTCACTGCTGTCCTCCCCACTCTCTTCAAAGAGCTGAAGAAGGCAGGGGTGGACGTAGACTTAGACGCTTTGAGCCCGGTTGACCTACTCGCCCTGGTACGTAGGACTATAGTGCCTGAGGTACTGGCGGAAGGCGAGCAAGGCGCAGCAAATTTAGCTGCCATGAAGGCTATACTTAGGAGATTTGGTGTCAAGACAGAGGTCAGAGACCTTGTTGATCCCGAGACTTTTACGGGTGGCTCCATTAGTACGAAGGTATATCCTGTGTTCGATGTAGACAGGGACCCTGTTAGTGGTATTCGTACAGTGAATGTGTTCCTAGGAACGGGGGAGGGCTTGACTAAGGGTTTTACTTCCACAGCGGCAGCTGAGGCTGGTGCTGAGAGAATGGGGATTGCGAAGGGCTTCTTCGAGGTCAGTGAGCGTACAGGAGAGTTCTTCATTAAGGTAAGTCGCAACCCCGGTACTACCCAGTATATCTCTCCTATCGATCCTAGTGAAATTCCCCGCACCATGCCTGGGATAAGCAAGGCATTTGCGGGCAAGGCTACTACGTCCACTCTAGATGACCTGAAGGGAGCCCGCCTCTCAGAGAGTGCCGAGACCCTCCTCATGCAGGCCTTGGTTAAGGCCATGAAAGCCATCAATCCTCGTACTACCCCCACAGGACCAGGGCTCTCCCCTAGTGCCAAGAAGGTGTTCGACGAGCTGATGATGGACGTACACCAGAATGAGAAGTGGATGACAGGTGGACAGGTGGTAGAGTGGTACCAGAAGCACCACCAGCGGAGGCCTAACGAGAGAGAGATGAAGGCCTATGCTGCCTCCAAGGAAATCTATGCATTCAACTTCTTCATTCACAATAACAGGCTCAAGGGGGAGCTGGTCGGACAAGGGTACCAGGAGGGTATGGTGACTGGGCTGTTCAAGAGCCCCGTTGTCCTTAGAGAGGTGGCTACCACGGGTCTGGAACCCAGGCAGGTACGTATCTTCGACGGTGTTGAGAAGAAACTTGTAAACGTGAGAGACAGAGAGGATCTAAACTTGCTTCTGAGAAGGAGTGAGGATATGGTACTTGTGAAGTTCCTCACTCGTAGCAAGAAATTCGGTGATTACGCCATTGTGTCCCGGCAGGACCTGAACATACGCCCCCTGAGGGCTCAGGTTCTGAACAAGATTGATGGGCCCAACCGTATCTACGACGGAGACACGTTTATCAAGCAGTCGAAGGTTCGTATCATAGGCGGACAGGCCACCATGGTCAACCCCAAGACCCACTTCGTAGTGAAGGGTGCATCAGAGGGGAAGAAGTTCGCTGATGCCTACAACGAGGCCCTGAATGCCTTCCGTACGGCCGAAATCTCAGGTAGTGCGATGGACAAGGCGTTTGCTACCGATATAATCAGTAAGAATACCATCTTTAGCTCCTATGAGGAGATGTTGAAGGCCATCGAAGCTGGCCAGATGGAGCGTACTCCTTTTGAGGCCCTTAAAAGTGGTGAATTTCCCACCTTTAGGGAGGAAGGGGTTAAAATCATGGCTGTGGATACCGAACTTGCCAGCTTCTCCGACGAGGTACAGGTTCTGATCCAGAACGGACGGCTCTTCTACAGTAAGAGAGGGCCTAGGCTCAAGCATCCTGATGGTAGTTTGGCTCCACTGATCCATCCTGACAAGATATTGGCTAAAACCTCTAGGAGTGCCGTTGGTACCCAGGCCTATAACAACTACAAGATTAGGCAGACGGAGAGGTGGGTCAAGACCAACGAGAAGTACTTGGTACCCACCCCTGGATGGGGTACTGCTAAGAAATTCCTGTATGGACAGTTCGATCTATCTGCTAATGCACCTATTCCCATCACAGCTGAGACGCTGAGGAATGCGAACCTTCAGAGGGCCGGTATCAAGCGCCTCCTGAAGAATAGGGGAGTGTTGGAGCAGACTGTCGAGAGGTACCGAGATCAGATTATCGACATTATAGACAACAGGTTCAACTCTGACCTGGCTGACCGGGGTGCAGACATTATGTCTGGCAACCCCATGATAAGCCTTCGAGGCATGGCCTTTAAGGCATTCCTTGGTTTCGGTGACATCTCTCAGATTATCGTTCAGACCAGTATGACTCCTGGGGTGATTGCTATTGCTCCTATAGAGGGAGCTGTGAGCCTAAGCTTGTACCCTGCTATAAGGGCTGCTCTCCTCAATCCCAAGACCACCGATTTCATCTCAAAGATCGTGGATAAGAGCAAGATTATGTCGGGGGAGAACTTCAAGACTATGATGGAAGATTTAGAAACCTCAGGTGTGAGCATTATTGGCCGTAACCTAGGTGACGTGGACACTATGTCCAACTCTGGAAATGTCCTGACTATGGGCGGAGCCCTTCTCAGTCGCAGTACGGACAGCGCCATGCTGTTCTTCAACGAAGCTGAGAAGTTTGTCCGTACTCTGGGTTTCACTATAGCATGGCAGGAGTTCTTCAAGCTAAACGGGATACGGCCCACTTCTGTTGACCATATGGCTTCGGTGATGGTGAGAGGCATAGCCTTAGCTGGTAATATGACCAGAGCTGAGAAGGCTTGGTGGCAGGAGGGCACTCTTGGCCTCGCTACCCAGTTTGTAGCACAGCCCTTCCGTCTAGCCGAGCTAATGTTCCTCGATACCCTCGGTGGGTTCAAGGGTAAGGACAAGCTGAGGTGGTACACTGGCCTCGCCTTGGCATATGGTCCCACACTGGGCCTCAGAGGAGATCAGAGCGCACCTGGCTCAGCTTCAGAGTACATTAAGCAGAAGTACTTCGAGGAGAATGGCACAGAAATTGATGAAACCCTGCTCAGGTTCATGACAGATGGTATCGTGGGTATGCTACTGCCGGATACGGATATATCTAGGCTTCAGCCCTTCGGTCAGGGCACCCTGCTCAGTGAGTTCTTCGATACTGAGAAGGGCCTCGACATTTGGAACATGTTGGGTGCCTCAGGTTCCATGTTGAGCCGGTTCTACAATGCTACAATCGGCAGTGCTAAGCTATGGGCGTTCATCTCGTCTGATATTGATATAGACCTAGTGCCCCTCACTCTAGTAGACATAGCCAACGACGTAGGTAAGACGTTGGTGTCGTACAATAGAATACAGAAAGCTATCCATGCTTATCAGAACTTGGAGTATGTGTCCAATAAGGGTGATCTGCTACAGAGGGACATCGATACCTTCGATGCAGCCATGATAGGGCTGGGGTTCCCTCCGATGAAGAGCTCAGCAGCTTTCGAGAGCCTCCTCTTCCTCAAAGACTATAAGGATAAGGTCAGATTGGATGCCAAGCAAGCAGCCGTGTTCTTCAATAGGGCTATGGCAGCGCCGGAAGGTAGTAGGGTAGAACGCATGAACCTCTCCTACATGAACTACATCAGGAGCCTACACACTCGTACTAATATCAGTGGTATGGGGGCTGCAAACTACGCTATTGCTCTTGATGCCGAGTTGGCGAGAACTAACGCCTTAACGGAAGAGGTTAGAATGAGGATGAACAGGGTCCTTGGACGTGATCCTCTCAATCTCCGATAATAGAAAGGGAATAGATAATGGCTGAAGCTTTCAACCAAGACCTGACTGGCGTGGCTGTTCCTAGAGGGGCAGAGAGTTTTGGCAGAGCCAGACTACAACGCCCACAGGCAGAAGTTGGTGGCCTAGCTGGCTTCATAAATATTGGTTCCACCATCTTCGCTGGTGCTCTCAAGATACAAGAGGACAGTAGATCCAGGGGTCTAAAGAAGGAGGTTGCTGAAGGTATCGCTGACAGCCTTACAAAACTGAGGAAGTTTAAGGAAGCAGGGGGCCAGGGTGGTAACGGTTCTCAGCAGTTTAACCTCAGGCTGATGGCTCTGTCCAAAGAGCTGCAAGTTAGGGGCATTGATAGTGAAGACATCAATGCTGCTTTTAGAGACGAGGGGTTCTTGCCTCCGAAGGCTGCTTTATTCGAGGAGATTGCTAACGAGGAGAACAGAGAAGAGGCAGCTCAAGCTGCTAGAGAAGAGGAAGCCATTGATACAGCCTTTGAGCAAGGGGTAGCTGTACCCGACAAGTTCGGGAACATAGATAGAGAGGCCACCCTCGACCTTATCAAGTCACAGGTCCAGGCTGCTACTGCTCAGGCTCAGATTATGGCTGGCTTGGGTGTAGTGAGGAAGCCCTCCGGTGAGTTCTCTGAAACCGCTAGGTTCAGGTATTTCCAGAAGCGTCCAGAACTGCGCAAATTGGTATTCCGACAGTTGCTGGTAGGCCTGCGGGCGCCAGTGAACAAGCTCACCACCTTGCTTCGTGTTGCTACCCCTGCTGACGTAGGAGAGATCAAGAAGCAGATGTTGGATGTTACAGACCTGGCTGACAAGTTCCGGTTGGGGCAGGTCAGGTTGTCTGTCGGACTTACCGGCCCAGAGAGGGACGATCATCTGGCTTTCGTCGATAGCCTGCTGCTCTCCATGTCAGGGTCCGCATTGAACATCCAAGATGCCAAGGACCTGAGTTCGTTAAAGGCTATCGCCGCCACTATGGACTTTGCCAACAAGAATATGGGCATCCTCAATATCGAGGATCTCCCCACGCTTGCTGCTATTAGTCTTATGTCCACACAGATGGGAGCTGCATTTGCTTCCGTAGCCCTGGGTCAGGATGACATTAGAGCGAAGATACAGAGGCAGGTTAGCGAGGAGTTAATCAGGTTCGGTGAGAGGAAGACACCTATCGCTGATTTCACGCCTCCGCCGAACCCTAAGCCTTCAGACTTGAGTGAGCTGGGAGCGGATGAGGCTAAGCATAGTGTTGAGGACCAGCTCGGACGTATCCAGAAGAGTATTGATTTGCAGGACGAGTTCCAGAAGAAGAACATCAGAGTTCAGAAGGCTCCTGATGCCTACTCATGGCTGGCGATCCAAGGTCCGCTCTTCAATGCAAGGGATCAGCTGACTGCGAACGATAAGAAGGCCGTTGCCAAGGTAATGACCCATCCTAACTACCTTGCCAACCTTCAGGCCTCCGAGGAGTTCTTCTCTGAGAAGGCTGCTGCGGTTGGTGCCTTCTCCTTTGACATGGTACAGCAGGACTTACAGACTAACGTAAGAGAGCTGTCCAATGTGGCTGGTTTCGGTACACAGGGCAGGGACTTCGATGTGAAATTCAACTCTGTAACCAAGAAGTTCGAAGTAGTAGACCTGAACCCCTTGGGTGCTGCTCGTAGGCCTGGTGCTGGTCCTCTCGTTGGTGGTAAGTCCTTCGCCGACGTACCTGCCATTCAAAAGAGGCTCGAGCGTATCAACAAGGACGTGGATTTCATGTTGAAGACCCGACAGTTCAAGGATACAAACCAAGGAGGTACTGAGGTGGACTTTATAGCAGATGTACAAGCTTTAATTTCAGGTTCAGAAGCGGTTGGGGTTGGACAGCAGGTGGCTGGTGCTCCTGATACTCCGAACGTACAAACTGCGACGAACATAACCCTCGAGGACTTGCAGCCTGAGATACTATCTGTTATTGACTTGGCTGCCCCTTTGTTTGAAACCCTGAATGTACCCCTGGTCATTACCTCGACTACCAAGGGGAAGCACAAGAAGGGAAGTAAGCACTTAGTCGGTCAGGCCATCGATATACGTAGTAGACAGCTGGCAGGGAAGAACCAGAAGAAGATGGTAAATGATCTAACAGATGCGTTAGGCCCTGACTATGATGTGGTGCTAGAGAGCGATCATATCCACATTGAGTTCGATCCCAAAGAGGCAAAATAATGGAAGTATTTTACGCAACCGTTGTAGCTTGTTGGATTGGTATAGGCTGTTTCTTCGGCCAAGTGCCTGAGACCTTCAACGAGCCTACCTGTGGTACTGCTGATGTACAGATGTTTGCTCAGCTGTCTAAGGAGATAGGTCAGCCTAAGAGGTGGGAGTTCTCCTGCATCACCGAGAGCGAGCTTGATGTTATGGTGGAAGAGTATGGCGTGGTGAGAGATCCTGGATAATGGGACCCCTGTTACGTATCCTTCAGAGATGGGTGGGCACAGCTGCCCTCTCCTCTGAAGGGAGCCCCAAGACTTCCTCTAGTATTGGCGTGTTGGCTGTTGTCGTCCCCATGCTTGGCTTTAATCCCGAAGTTGTCCACAAGGTAGGCGAGTACATGATCTCCCTTGGTGGACTGTTAATGAGGTTTTGATATGAAAAGTATTTTTGCTGCGTTAGCCCTAGTTGTACTGCTAGGAGCCTGCGCTCAATATAATGCAGTTAAGCAGTCCATGGGTAGTGCTGTTACTGCGGTCAAGCAAGGCCGTTACATGCTGGCCGAGAAGGCTGAAGAGCTCAGATGTAAGCGTTCCATCGAGTTGGTCCTTAAGATGGCTGACAAGAGGGGAGACGCTTGGTTCGTCTCTTACCTTCGTAGCTGCCCCAGCGTGGAGAGCTACCTTAGGCGTATCGCTGCCATCTTACAACCACGCCCCATGCTCCCCTCTGAGGATGGGAAGCCTATCCCTGTGATAGTGGTGGCTCCGGTGGAGGTGGTTAAGTAATGGCCAGAGGCATGGTCTACTCAAAGAAAAACCCCCTCCTTCGCTGGCTAGTGGACGAGGGGTGCTGGTTAGTGGAAGAGCCACTGTCTGCATTCTGGTCCGACATGCCGTTTAAGGTAGAGATCGGGTTCAAAACGGACCTGGCCTCCATCCCGCAGGCTCTCCGAGGTTTGATCCCCCAGGTGGGCAGGCATATCCAAGCTGCTATCTTCCACGACCTGATCTATCGTACCAAGGGTCATTGGGGACTGACACGTCTCCAAGCAGATGACATGCTGTTAGCTGGAATGAAGTATAGTGGTGTTAGATACACCAGAAGATACGCAATTTACTGGGGTGTCCGTGCTGGCGGAAGTTTCAGCTGGGATGACTAAAAAGCCCTCGTTTAAGAGGGCTGTGTAAGCAATTAAGGGGGTGGGTGCTACCTACCTAGCCCGGACATACAATAAGCCCTGTAGCGTGCTTAAAACCATGCTACAGGGCTTATTGCGTCAGATCACAGAGATAGGTGTTCTCTGCCACCATATTCTCTCGTCAGAGACGTTTAAAATCCTGACTTTGATGGAGACGGGCGCCACCCTCAGCTGCTCCTTCAGATCGGAGCAGTCAGGCGCCGGGTTCGGGACTAGCGGCTTGAGGGCTGCCCGCTTCCTCCTCGACCACCCTGCGTGTTGTTGATCTCTTTCCACTCCTGTATGGTGATGTCACCGCGGGCAGCAGCAACTGTAGTCTTCCCGAAGATACGGTCCCATCCCTCTCTGTATGCATCAGTGGTGATCTTCTGTGCCTCTGGAAACACTAAGCTCATAACTGTACCTCCGTTAATTTGATGTCAGCCTCTTCCATCAGTTCTCTCCCGAAGAGAGACTGTTCCTCCCACCTGCTCCAATAGTCATCAGTGGGTGCCATCCATGTTACCTGGGTGATCCCTACCTGTACGATGTGAGCAGCACACCTGTCACATGGAGGTTGGGTGGTGAACAGATTATGGAACCGTAGGTCACGCCTTGCGAAGAGGATAGCGTTCATCTCAGCATGTATGGTGGCAGGGTACTTGTAGCCTTGGTCAGCCAGCCTGCCCACACTGTCCTTGATCTTCTGCGGCAGCCCGTTGTATCCCTCTGATACCCTACGCTTACCACATGGGCCAATGATTACGGTCCCAACCTTGGTGCCTGGGTCCTTACTGAAGTAGGCGTTCTCGGCAGCACAGGCTATCCACCTGTTCTCCCACCTAGTCAGGTCCTCAAAGATCACGGTACGCATTGGCACCTCGCATGATCATGTAAGGTACGTCATGCGGATGGTCTACCGCATACTCGAGTTCCATGATCAGCGTGTCAATCTTTTTCTTTAAATCCATAGCCCACTCCTTTTAACTTTACTCTGTATGCCTTTCTGATCCTCAGCTGGTCTTCTGACATGTGATCAGTTTCCCATTGGGTACCTTCTAAGCTCCTCTCTAAATCTTCAGAAGCTATCAGAGGTATATGCTTAGCTCTTAACACCATATTCCAACTCCAATATCATTTGGGCATAGTGGATCAGCTTCTTGATGTCCTCTATTCCTTCGGCCCTCTTGTGCCTGCACACGTACTTAATGATGTTGCTCTCGAGTACGTCCAACTTGTTCTTGTAACAGAAGAAGGTAGGCTGGATTTCTAGGTGAGCATAATGATTTCCTCCAACTTGGACCTTAAAGATGTCATTCATCGCAGGTTTTACTCCCCGTATTGGGATCAATAAAGCACGCTGCTTCCATTATCCCTTTCTTCTTTCCCTTACGTCTGTGGGTAGTACATCCCTTAGCCCCAAATATCCAAGCTTCCATATACACATTTTTAAACTGATCAAAAGTGACATCGTCTCCGATATTTATGGTCTTCGATATAGCACTGTCAACGTAAGGATAGGCGGCAAACAGCACAGCTAGGTGATCCTGAATTGAGAGATCATTGGCTGTATCTCCCTTGATACCCCACTTAGAGAGGGCATAGTCCTTTACCTGTACCACTACTGCCCCGTCCTCCTTTAGTACTGTCCTATTTGTGACATGTGCAAAGGCAGGCTCTATGCCTGAAGAGACGTTATCAGCAGTAAACCGATCTGTTCCGGCGGGTGCGATAGAAATAAGATGTGAGTTGCGTAGACCACAATAGTCAATATCACACTTAATGAACTCTGGTAGCGTCTTATAGAATGCACCATTGGCGAACTTCTCCTTGTCATACAGGGGGAAGGCCCCCTTCTCATGGGCTAGGCCGGCCGATGTACGGTAGGCTGTGTCCCTGAGCATGCCCAAGATGGTACGTGTGAGGTTGACGCTTCCTTCATCGCCATACCTGTGCCCTAAGGCAGTGATGACATTACCTAGGCCTGTGATACCAAGCCCCATCCTTCTCTTGTTGATGGCCTCTAGCTTCTGTTGAGGCAGAGGGAAGTCAGCTATGTCAATGACGTTATCTATAGCCCTCACTATGGGTGGTATGTCCTTCTTGAACTGATGGTAGTCGAAGTACGGTGCGTTGCACCTTTCAAACTCCATCACAACATACTTGGTGAGGTTGAATGAACCAAGTAGGCACGCTCCGTAAGGGGGGAGAGGCTGTTCGGCGCAAGGGTTGGTCGCTACGATGTGCTCACAGTAGTAGAGGTTGTTCATTCGGTTGATTGTGTCCAAGAACAAGACCCCTGGTTCTGCCCACACCCACGTAGCACGCATGATCTCTTCCCAAAGACCTCTCGCCCTGACCCGCTTGATCACCTGGCCACCGAAGATCAAGTTGAAATCTGTGTCTGCTACCACTGCTCGCATGAACTTATCGGTGATGCCAACGGAGATGTTGAAGTTCTTAAGGCTCTCTTGATCCTGCTTCTTACGTATGAAGGCCTCTATGTCAGGGTGATCTACCCTGAGCACTGCCATCATAGCACCACGACGCCAACCAGCAGCCATGACAGTGCCACACATAGAGTTGTAAGTGTCCATAAAAGATATTGGCCCTGAGGCAACAGTATCAAGTTTAACAATAGGAGCGCCATGATGGCGTAGGCTAGAAAAATCATACCCAATCCCCCCGCCCTTCTGCATGGTGAGGGCTGCCTCCTTCAACCTGTCCATGATGGAGACAAGGCTGTCCTCTATGGTGGCTGAGACGAAACAGTTGAAAGGAGTGCTTGTACGTACGCTCCCTACTGTGCTCTGTATCCTGCCTGCATTGAGGAACCGCTGGTTCAGGTAGATGTCCTTCAACACCTGCCTGTGCGCTTCATCGTCAGCAAGGGCGGCGGCTACTCTCTCCTGGCTCTCCTCAAAACTCTCATTCGGTTGCCGGTACTTCTCCTTATGCGTGGCATCAGCCACTGGACACGTTGGTCCGTATGTCATTTTATAATCCCTTCGGTTGTTTGTAGGGTTCCATTATTGGGGCAGTGTACTTCCATACAAGAACCTTGAGCATCTTGCTCTTGGCGATGTGGATCATGTGCTTGGTGCCCTTGCTCTGCCCATCCCATAGGGCTATCAGTGCATCAGCCGCATCTCCCATCTCTACGTTACGTAGGTAGCCTGCCCGCTTCCCATACTTGTCCCAGTCTGCATACATGACAGTCATCGGGATCGCCATACGCTGTGCGTACTTCTCCCCTAGCTTGTCTGCCCCTCTAGCACCACCACTGATGATCTTAGTGATCTCCCACGGTGCCTGTGCGGCAGCCTGTAGGATGTGATTGTACTCGATGCAAGACCTTGAGCCTGCTATGATCGTGATCATTTTCTATCTCCTAATAGGGGTTACGTGGTACGTTCCCTCTTGGCCATATCGTGTAGTAGATTAGCATGTAGAACCAAAGGGTGTTCATCGAGGTGGCTACGATACCCCCCATCACACTGTACCACTGGTCCAATGCGGAAAAGAAATAGATGTGCCAGAAGCCATACAATGTGAAGAAGCCCACATGAATGGGGCTCACTCCACGTACAACCTTGTCTCGGTACAGCTTGAACACGGAGACAGAGATAAAACCCCCTGCCACCACGATCAATATGCTGTTGATTATATCAATGTTCACGTCGCCACGTTGACAGCCAGGGCGCGCCTCTTGGCCTTATCGTACACACTGAACCGACTACGATAGTAGCCACCACAGCCCCGACACTCATACTTCGGGAACTTACCTACCATGGTATAAGCAAAGCCATCCTTCTTCCTGTCCTCACTGCCACACTTGGGACACATGGTCTTCTCACTCTCTACGAACACACCGAAGTTGGGGTGCGTACGAGCGTATGGCCTGACCAGTAAATATAGGTCTTCCAGCACATGAATGTCCTGGATGTTGTACTTACGCATCTCAGCCCATGCCTCGGGGTTGCCCTTGAGGCACTCAACCCACATCTCATGACCTGGGAATTTCTTATGCTTCTCTTTCTGATGCGGCAGCTTGAGCACCTTAGCCAGATACTCGAGGCTGTTGCTATCGAACCCGAACTCCCTATGTGCTATCAGATACGTATCAATCTGCTTGTAGGGAGAGGGGAGAGCTAGACCATGTACCATTGACCTGCCCCTAATCTTGGGCATGTCGAACTTGTTACCGTTATGTGCAACGATACAGTCAGCCGCATTAAGCAGCTTGTTCATGGACCTAAGCATATTCTTCTCGCTCTGATGCTCAACATCTTGGTAGTACACGGTGTCTCTGCCTACCCACTTAGCTGCATAGCTAAGCATGGTGCTGTGCTTCATGACCTGGTTGGCCCCAACATTTTCTTGGAAAAATCTCCATACATGCGCGAGATTAGGCGCTGTCTCGATGTCAAGGAGAAGAATTTTCATTTAATCCTCCTCTTTTGTCAGGACGATTTCTTCAATACTATAAAGCATTCTTGTTACTTTGTTTCGTTTCTCATATCGTGGTGTGATGGAGTTATATATATCTGAATGTGATAACATTTCAATTAATCTTCTTACATTCATTTTCTCTTGATCCTTTCTTCGTTGGTTTTAAGTTTGTGACACTGGTGACAAAGCACCTGTAGTCCCTTAGCTTCGCAGAACATACGCTTTATCACCTTGTCCCATGTTTCAAAGCCTTTGTTCGGATCAATGATGGGGACAATATGATCTACGGTCACATTGTTTTTTCGCTTTCCTTTGTCATCCTTACGGGAGACAGGGACTTGGTGCGCTCTCCTTTTGTACCCGACGCACTTGTACACTCCCCGTCTAACCCAGCTGGCCTTCTTAACTCGGTACTTAGGAGGCCACCTGTTAGAGGCTTGGCGCAGGGCACCTTTAATAAAGGCGTTATATCTAGCCTCTGTCCACTCCCCGTTGTTGCGAGGTTTATCAATCACGCCGGAGGAGGCAAGGGGAAGTGACGGCTTGCCTCCCTCTTACGTGCCGTGTCCTCTAACACCTTAATGTAGTCCTTAAGGTCCTGAATGATGATGCGCTGGCTTACGATGTACTGTCGCAGGTTGATGCACTCTTCCCTGGGGGTCATGACTTCTTCTCATTAAGTGCCGTCTTAAGGGTGGCGATGTAGTCAGCCCTGTTGCATACCTG